GACTGGCATTCCAGACGCAGAAGCTGCTGGAAAGAGACGCACGCGGTGGAACGAGGCTAGTAGAGACGCTCTTAGCCCACTTCGGCGTAAGGGCACCGGACTTCCGCCGGCAACGGCCGGAATATCTGGGCGGAAGCAAGATCCCAATCACCGTAAACCCGGTGGCACAGACGGCCAACTATCAGGCCGAGCCGGGCGCAATCGACAGCGCCGTGGGCAATCTGGGAGCGGAAATGCACGCGAGCGGAAGCAAGCACAGCTTCACGTACGCGGCAACTGAACATGGATACATCATCGGACTGGCAACGGTGAGAAGCACACCCACCTATCAGCAAGGAACGCGCAAACACTGGAGGCGATCAACCCGCCTAGACTACTACTGGCCAGTGTTCGCGATGATCGGCGAACAAGCGGTGGACACGGAAGAGATCTTCCAACCCAACGGAACACCCCCAAGCAACGCAACGTGGGGCTATCAGGAAGCTTGGTATGAATACCGCTACACGCCAAACGAAATCACGGGCGTGCTCAGAAGCACAGCGGCGCAGCCGCTGGACTGGTGGCATCTGTCGGAGGAATTCGCCGCGGAACCCGCGCTCAATGACGAATTCATTACTGACAAGACGCAAGAGACACTCGCAAGGTGTCTGGCAACAGCGCCGAGCGCACAGTGGAGTGCGCAAATCATCATGGATGTGCTCCACGAGAGCACCGTGGCCCGACTGATGCCGGTCTACAGCGTACCCGGACTCATCGACCACTTCTGATGAACGACCGATGGCTGATGATCTACGCGGGAATCGTGAGCCTTAATGAGCACCCGCGAAACAAGGAAACCCGGCGCACTCCAATGGAGTGCGCTTGGGTAACCGACGAATACTACTTGGAATACCTGAAACGACTGGAGGACCCATGCCTTGGATTGCAGGAGGATTTAGCCTCGGGGCGGGCCTCTTGGGCGGCCTTTTCGGCAACAGCGCCCAAGCAGCCGCGAACAGAACCAATATCCGACTCGCGAAGGAGAACCGAGAGTTCCAAGAACGAATGAGCAGCACCGCCTACCAGCGAAGCACGGCGGATCTGCTGAAAGCGGGATTGAATCCCATGCTGGCAACGCAGCAGGGTGGGGCAAGCAGCCCGAGTACAAGCGCGGCACAAGTCGAGCCCGTGGACAGCATGGCCAAAGCCATCGGGCCCTCGGTAAACAGTGCCCTCGCGCAAAGACAAGCGGCCGCGCAGATAGAACTGACGACGGAACAGGGAAGAGAGCAGCGTTACAACGCTGACTTAAGGAAGATCGAGAGAGACCGCGAAATCGAGAACACGATAGGCGGCGGAGACCTGCCGCCGAGTATCCAAGACGTGATTCGCGGAGAGACAAGGGACAGGGCAAAGAAGATGGCCGCCGAACGAGAAGCGGCCGAAATCGAAACGAGAGTACGAAGAGCGCTCGAGACCGCGACCATAAGCAGCGGAAAGAGCGCAGCGGAACTGGCGGAAAAGAACGTGACGTTCCAAGAGTTCCGAAACATTCTGGAGGAACTCAAAATCCCAGAAGCAAGAGCACTTGCGGCATGGTTCGACAAGGTAGGGGCCGCAAGCCCCGCCGTGAAGGCGAGCATGAGCGTGAGCCAGTGGCTACTAATGATGTTCAGAGGTGGACGATGATTCCGAACAAACTGCGTGGACGAACCACGAACACGAAACCGACCAAGACGGACCAGAGCGGGGCACGCGATACGGACCTGAATATCATCGTGAAAAGGATGATTACGACCGGTACCGTGCCCGGAGCCTCGGGCGACCCCTTGTATGGCGACTTCTCAGCCCTACCAAGGGACTACCGGGCCTTTATCCATCAGGCCCGGGACATCGAGAAACTCCGCGGAGAACTACCGCCCGAGCTGGCCAACCTGACCGTGGAGGATCTGGTAATGATGGACGACAAGGCACTGGCCGACTATCTGAAACCCAAGGAGCCAGTCTCAAAAGGTGAGACTGAAGGAGCCAAAGAGTGAAGATCTACGCATTGAGGGACCGTCTGCTGAACTACTTCCTAGCGCCATTCGCCGCGCCGGGCGATCTGGAAGTCCTAGGCAGCGTCAGCAATCTCGTCGCCAACGGCGACACGCAGGGACTCCAGCAGGCGCCCCATCACTTCGAAGTGTGGAGGCTAGGAGAGGTGACCGCAGACGGGAACATCGTGGCAAGCAAGGAACTGCTGGCCGGATGTGAGAGCCTCGTAAGAGGCAAACCGGGCAAGGATCTGCCCGGGGGAAGGTTAAACGGTGACTTACTGCCTAAGCAGGTGGTGTCACCGGGACCTGCTGGATCGAGTCCCACGCAGGTCCCTTAGCACGAAAACCCGTATTCGGGTAGCCTCCGGGGGTCAACTACCTGACCCGCGGAGGCTTTTTTATGAGACGGAAACCGATCAGCGCCCGCAAACACGGGCGCAACTTCCAGAAGAAACGGAACAAGGGCAAGGCGATCAACAGCCCGAGCATGGTAATGCGGGGCGGGATTCGCCTGTAATGCCCTGTACGGATCCCCTGAAGGTATGGATCCGGAAACCGACGCCCGGATACCCGGGACGGAAGCAGACCGTGCCCTGCGGCACGTGTCTGCTCTGTCGGGAAGAACAAGCACGGCAGTGGGCCGTGCGGATAGCCCATCACGCGCAACAGGAAGAGAAAAACTGCTTCCTGACTCTGACGTACGACGAAGCACATACCCCCCCGGACGGGGGGCTGGACTACGAGGACCTAGTCCTGTTCTGGAAGAGAGCCAGGAAGCGTTACGGACAACTGAAGTATTACGCCGTCGGCGAATACGGAGACAAGACGAACCGACCCCATTATCACGCGTGCGTATTCGGACACGACTTCACCGAAGATCGGATCCTAATCAAGAAGGCCCCAAACATGCTCTGGACCTCAGTAGACCTCGCACGCTGCTGGGGAAATGGATTCGTGAGTATTGGCGCGCTTACCTACGAAAGCGCGCGATATGTAGCCAGCTACGTGACCAAGAAACTGAAAACGAAGCAGACGTACCGCTCGGTGGATGAAGAAACAGGAGAGCTTGTAGCTCTCCAACAGCCTCGCCCGTTCATGAGCCGCAACATTGCGCGCCCATGGTGGGAGAAATGGAATGCGGGCGTCGCGGCACACGACAGAGTCGTGATCAACGGAACACAGCAAAAACCGCCGCGAGCCTATGACCGGTGGCTGAAAGAAGTGGATGAAGAAAGGATGGGAGAGATTAAGAGTAAAAGAATGGAAATGATGAAGAAGGAAAGCCCGGAGAAGACGCGCGCACGCGCGCGAAACGCGCACGCGCACGCGGAAGAGAAGAGCCGGAGAAGAACGCTGTGACGACGTGCGGACAAGTCCGCTCGTCACAGCTGAAACGTAGAGAGGTTTCCCAGAAGTTGTTCAACTAACAACCTTGAACAACCTCTGGAAAACCAGAGCTTAGGACCAACCGGAGTGCAACTATTACATGGCCCGTGCCAAGCACGTGTCAAGCCATAAGCTAATAACAACCACCACAGGGTGGCATGGACCCACCACGCCCCCCAAGACTGCGCCGGCCCCCCCTACCGGGGGGGCCTCTGCGGAGGGGGGGGGCGTGGAGTAACGAGGAACAAAAATCCATGGATGGAGAAAAGCCCTTAGCCGTTCCGGCAAACGATGCAACAGGAGATAGAAGCCAATGATGAGAAACAAGACAGCGCGACAGCACAGCTTCGCGACGGTACCGCGGGCAGACATCCCGCGGAGCAAATTCATGATGAGACAGACAAGGAAGCAGGCATTCGACGCCAGCGAACTGATACCAATAATGTGCGAAGAAGTGCTCCCGGGAGATACGTGGAGCCATAAGGAATCGATACTGGCGCGACTGGCTACACCGATCGCGCCGCTAATTGATGACGTGGATCTGGAGACATTCTACTTCTTCGTACCAAACCGGATCCTCCAAGCGGATCCAGAATACGGAACGTGGGAAGAGTTCATAACGGGCACCGATACCACACTCACGGTGCCGAAGATCAACCCGAGAGACGCGGCCGGAGCGAATGCCGTAATCAGTCCGAACAGTGTGTTCGACCACTTCGGCATCCTGCCTCAGAACCTCGCGGACAATGTCCCGCTAACGGCATTCCCAATCTGGGCCTACTTCGAAATTTTCAACCAGTGGTTCAGAGACCAGAACCTGCAAGAGCCGTGGCTCTGGGAGCCAACGAGAAACCCGGCCACGCCGGGAAGCAATTTCATCACCAACGATGGAAATGCTTGGGATCAAATGCCCCTTCGAGTGAACAAAAGGCACGACGTATTCACGTCGTCACTGCCGTGGGCACAGAAGGGAACCCCGGTGCAGATCCCACTGGGAACAACTGCACCCGTACTGCCAATGGCAACCGAACACACGACAGGCACGTATGGATTCGACTGGAAAACCCGATTCAATGCCGGCGGAGCCGCGCCCAACGCGGTCAGCATGGCAATCGGGACAGGGACAATCGGAAGCGGGCCGGCCGCAGCATTCGGAGCGGCCGTATACCCGAGCAACCTGTATGCGGATCTCACGAGCGCAACAGCAGCAACAATCAACGCACTGCGACTGGCATTCCAGACGCAGAAGCTGCTGGAAAGAGACGCACGCGGTGGAACGAGGCTAGTAGAGACGCTCTTAGCCCACTTCGGCGTAAGGGCACCGGACTTCCGCCTGCAACGGCCGGAATATCTGGGCGGAAGCAAGATCCCAATCACCGTAAACCCGGTGGCACAGACGGCCAACTATCAGGCCGAGCCGGGCGCAATCGACAG